GTGACTATCTGTTTCCAACAGTCAACGGCAACTATGGCGAGCAGGCTTTGGTTCAGGTGACTGCTGTGTTCGGTTGGCCGTCTGTGCCTGAACCTGTAACACAGGCCACGATCATTCAGGCTTCACGAATCTTCAAACGGTATGACTCGCCGCTTGGTGTTGCAGGTTTCGGTGACTTGGGTGCGATTCGTGTTTCTCGTTTCCTTGATCCGGACATGGCACAACTTGTCGAACCGTATCGAAGGATGCGAATGTTCGCATGAGCGACACAACTACTGTCACACAGATCAAAGAAGGTTTGCAGGTACGCCTAGCAACTATCCCTGGTCTCAGGTCGTATGCGTATCAGCCGGACAATCTCAACGCCCCGTTCGCTTGGCCGATGTTGGAGTCAATCACATACAACGGTGCAATGCGTGGCGGGTTGATCACCAATATATTCACCATTTCGGTAGTGGTGGGTCGGTCAGCTGAGCGGTCTGCCCAGGCTGCGTTGGATGGATTCTTGTCCTATGAGGGTACGACTTCTATTCGTGCCGCTTTGGAAGGGGATCGGAGTTTGGGTGGTGTGGTATCGAACCTGCTGGTCGAGTCGGCTTCAAACATTTCCACGATGGAAGGCAATGACACTACCTATCTGATGGTGGATTTCCGTGTCATCGTTTATTCCTAACGGTTGCCCGCTTATGGCTGGTGCGTGTAGAGTTATCGCATCGGCTCAGCCGAGCAGAAGTAGTTCAACTCGATAGCCGATAAGGCAGGAGCATCAAATGGCAAAGCAAGTTTTTACAAACGTGACAGTCACCTACGGTACTGCCAACACAGATATCACTCAGTACGTTTCGTCCGTGACCCTGTCCACGACTGCTGCTGAAGTTGCAACTACTGCAATGGGTTCGTCAGCTGTGACACGCATTCAAGGTTTGATTGACAACTCGGTCACGCTTGAGTTGCATCAGGATTTCCCAACGATTGAGAAGTTGTTCTGGGATGCTTACACTGCTGGCACTGCTGTACCGATGACGATCAAGCCAAACGGAACTGCTGCTGCTTCGTCTGCCAACCCACAGTATGCGTTCAACGCTTTGCCTGTGTCTTGGACTCCTGTTGCTGGTGCTGTTGGTGACCTCGCTGTTGTCAGCATCACCTACCCAATCTCTGGTGCAATCACCAAGACTGGTACCGGCGCATAGTTTCAACATAACAACCCTTACCTGCGGAGGTATATATGAAGATTGCACTTGAACTTACAAGTGCGCTCGATGGCAAGTCACGAACCATTGTCGCTGCGTTTCCAGACTTCATTGCGTTTGAAGGCAAGTTCAATCGAAGCGTTGCCAAGTTTGAAACAGAACTCACGTTGACTGACCTTGCGTATTTGGGTTGGCATGCTGAGCATCGGTTGAAGAAGACTGGCCTTGACTTTGATTCGTGGTGTGATGAGATTGAGTCGTTATCTTTGGGAGATGCCAATGATGGCGTGATCGTCCCTTTGGAGATCAGTCAGCCCACTGGATGATTGCGTTCCTGTCCGTAGAGACAGGGATTGCGCCCAGTGTTTTGCTGACAGAATCTCCACGAATGTTGTTCACGATGTTTGCCTATCTTCGTTGGAGAGCAATTCATCTAGGCAAGTAGTGTGGGTGCATGTCGTTTCTTGGTGCAGCCCTCGGTAGAGCAGGTGCAGTTTCTATCGCACCATCACGGACAACAAATGATCCGATAGTCATTGAGGGCTTGGCTGAGTTCTTGCGTAAGGCTGCGAAGGCTGATGAGCGGTTCAATAAGGAGATGCGAATTGCTGCGCAGCAAGTGGCAGAGAATCTTGTTGTGAAGGCTCGGGTTGAGGCTGGGTCTATTACTCGTAGCCGTCAGGCCACCGAGGTCATGAAGGGTATGCGGGCTAGGCGTGACCGGATACCGACAATCAAATTGTCTGAGAAGTCTGGGTTTGTTTCCCAATCCCGTCCGAACCGTAAACGCAAACGCAAGGTGACTAGGGGTGACGTGTTCTTTGGTGCAGAGTTCGGTGGTGCCAGGAATAAGAACACCCAGCAGTTCTTGAGGCATCGAGGCAAGGCAGGGTATTTCTTCTGGCCTACGGTCAGGAAAGAGAAGACCGCCATTGCCAAGGAATATCTGGACTCAATCCAAAAGGTGCTGGACGATCTAGCCCGATAGTTGACTTTGGCTGGGATTCCACTACCCTGACAGGTAGGGAGGTAGTCATGGCAGTTCTGTTCAGCAATGTGAAGGCGATTGAGCCGAAGCCGTTGGCTTCGTCGTGGGATCAGTTGCGTGAGCTGCTGTCGTACCACGAGGAGAATGCTTCCAAGACTGATGGGGCTTTGTGGTCTCCTGTCGAGTATTACCCGAACACCACTCGTGGCAATCGCAATGTGCGGTTCATTGAGGCGTTGGTGGTGGACATGGACGGTGAGTCGTTCCGTGAGGCAAGGCTTGATGGGTTGGAGTGGTTTGCGTATTCAACCTATTCGCATCGTGATGATGATCCTCACTATCACTTGGTGTTGCCTTTGGCTGAGCGTGTGCCTGCTTCATTGTGGCGGGCGGTTTGGGAGGGCTTGCATCAACGGTTGAATCTTGTTGGTGACCCACAGACGAAAGACCCTGCACGGTTGTTCTATCTTCCACAACATGCACCAGATCAGACCTTTGAGTTTCATGAGGGTCGTGGTGCTTTGTTGGATACCGATTTCAGTTGGGATGTTGTTGAGCAACCAAAGCCCGTCAAGTCTCGACAGGTTCGTCAGCCTCGTGCGCGTCGCCATGAATCGGTGTTGTTGTCTGAGGCTTGGTGGAATGAGCCTGCCGATTTGTCGTGTTGGGCTGGGTTGGAAGGTAAAGATTTGTATCGTGCGATGGCTTCAGAGTTTCGTGCTTTGCGTCAGCAGTTGGAGGCATCAGAGTAGAATCGGCGCATGGCTGGTGAGCGCACGTTTGTTGTCAAGTTTCTATCGGATACCGATAACGCAACGCGTGGCTTTGGCAAACTCACTTCTGGACTCAAAGGAATTGACAAGGCAACAGGCGGCCTGATTCCTGGTTTCAGCAATATCGGTTTGGCTGCGACTGCTGCGTTTGGTGCTGTTGCTGCTGGATTGACTATTGCGGCGAAGGCTGCGATTGAAGATGAGAAGTCACAGGCATTGTTGCAACGACAGTTGGAGAAGACGTTCGGTGCGAATGAGGAGTTGACCACTTCGGCTGAACGATACATTTCGGTGACCCAGTTACGCACCGGCACAAGTGATGTGGAGCTGCGTGACTCGCTTAGCACTTTGGTTCGTGCAACTGGCGATCTGACCAAGTCACAAGATTTGTTGAACACTGCTCAAGATATTTCGGCGGCAACAGGGCGAGACTTGGGTTCGGTCACGTTGGCTTTGGCTAAGGCAAGCCAGGGTCAGTTCACTGCGTTGTCTCGACTTGGTATCCCGCTTGATGAGTCAACAAAGAAGTCGAAGGACTTCGGCAAAGTGTTGGAGTTGTTGGAAGGTCAGTTTGGTGGTGCTGCTGATGCGGCTGCAAATACCTTCGGTGGCAAACTGAAGATCATTCAAGGCCAGTTCGGTGAGATCATCGAAACGATAGGTGCAGCGTTGCTTCCTTATCTTGACAAGTTCGCCACATTCCTTGTCAACAATGTTGCCCCAGCCGTACAGCGAATCACCACTGTTATTGGCGAGAAGGGTTTGATTGCAGGTTTCCAGCAGTTGGTGTACGAGTCTGGAAGTGCGGCACCGAAGATCATCAATGCGTTCAAGGCACTAACACTTGGAATTGCTGGCGCGGCCAATGTGGCTGCTCGATCATTCTATGTGCTGAAGGCTAACTTCCAATTCTTGACTGGCAGCCCTTTGGATGCGGTCAAGACTTTCGCCAAATCCTTTGACGAGTTTATTGATGTTGACAAGTTGTCTGCACAATTTGATGGGTTTGCCAAGGCTGTTGACAACTATGCGGTGCGAGGTGTCCCTTCAGCGATTCGTGCGCAACAAGGTTTGACCGGTGCTATTGAGGACTTGTCTGGTGAGGATGACGATAAGGGCTTGAAGGGTGCGAGCAAGACTTTGAAGACTGCGGCAGAGAAGTTGAAGTTGTACACCGATGCGTTGAAGTCCACCTCATCTGCTCAGAAGTCCTTGACGGCTGCGCAGAAGGATTCTAAGAATGCACAGGATTCGTTGACTGCGGCGAACACCAATCTGACTGAAGCACAGAATGCGTTCAATGCTGCTGTGGCTGGGTATGGTGCTGATTCTCCTCAAGCTCGTAAGGCTTCTAAGGATTTGGAGTTGGCGCAACGTGGGTTGGAGCGGGCTGGGTATCGTGTCGAGCAGTCGGTGTTCGCGGTTCGGGATGCTGAGAAGAATCTTGCTGATGTTCGTAAAGACCCTGAGTCAACTCCGCAGGCGATTCGTGAGGCTGAGATTGCGTTGGCTGAAGCGAAGTTGTCTTCGGCTGATGCGGTTGATGAGCAGACGAGGGCGACTGATGATTTGACTCAGTCGCAGGATTTGTTGAATGAGGCTGTGTCTGGTGCAACGGTTGGATCGGCTTTGTACACACTCGTTTCTGATGCTTTGGCTGATGCAAAGCAACGTCAGAAGGATGCTTCGGATGCGGTTGCTGATGCGATTGATCGTGAGACTGCTGCGTTGGAGCGTTACAACGAGGCGTTGGCAAAGGCTGGTGAGATCGCCAAGTTGTATCCGAAGATTGCTGCGGGTGTTCCAAATCCGATGGCTTCTACTGCTTCATCAATTCCTTCTACTGTGACCGGCAATGCTGGGTTCACGTTTGCTGATAACCCTGGACAAGTCAACATTGCTGTGAACGCTGGGTTGATCTCTAGTCCTGATCAGGTGGCTCAGGAGATTCAGGACATTCTGAATCGTCGTGCTAGGAACAATGGAGGGAACCCGTTCACGGGGACGTTCGGCTGATGGCGAAGGTGATGAAGTGGGGGGAAACGGTCAAGGTGTTGTTGGATGTTGGCTTTGTCACCAACTCGTTCATATTGGATGAGTCAGTGTTGGATGGCACTGATGTGTTGGATGGTTCGACAGACTTTGTGGACATCACCGAATATGTGACATCGGTGAATATCAATCGTGGTCGTGCCACACAACTTGACGCATTCAACGCAGGCAACTGTTCAATCACCGCAGACGATAAAGCGGCTGGCCGTAGGTTTGATCCTTTGAACACTGACTCAGAGTGGTATCAGGGTTCGTTGGGTATCGCACCGAAACGCCAGGTGCAGGTGTATGGCGGTTCGGCTGGGACAGCAGCAATGTTCTCCGGCTATCTGTTTGACATGAACATCGATTATGCGGAACCACAGTTGTCGTCGGCTGCGATCACTGCTGTTGATGCTTTGGCACAAATATCGCAGACCACTCTGGTTGGGTTCACTCCTTCCTCGGAGTTGACTTCAGATCGTGTCAATACCATTCTGAGTCGGTCTGAGGTGGCTTGGTCTACGGCGTTGCGCAGTATTGCTACTGGTCAGGCAACGTGTGGGACGGTTGCCTATGAGGATGCGACGAATGCGTTGGCTGCTTTGCAGGCTGTGCAGTTCGCTGAGGATGGCCGTTTGTTTGCGACTCGTTCTGGGATGTTGGAGTTTGATTCTCGGGTGTCGGTTTCGTTTGGGACGGCTGTGGCAAGTTTGGGTGGAACTGCGGTTGGTGCTATTCCGATCTTGTCGTTGTCAAACTTGTATGGTGCTGAGACTGTGGTGAACCGTGCTTCGGTGCAGATTTCTGGTGGGACTGTGTCGAGCATTGCAAATGGGACGGCTTCGCAAACTGAGTACGGCATCAAGAACTTCTCGTTGACAGACATCCCGTTGGCCACTCAAGCTGCTGGGTCGGCTTTGGCAGAGAACCTGGTTGGACGGTTCTCGGAGCCGGTGGTGAAGTTCAATGAGGCTTCGGTGCTGGTCAACATGTTGACGGCTGCACAGCAGGAACAGATTGCAGCTTTGGAGATTGGTGACATTCTGTCGGTGACCCGAGTGTTCGAGTCTGGTGCGCCCTTGACGGTCACCCAGAATGTGGTTGTTGAATCCATCTCGCATCGCCTCAGCCCTGCAAGACATGAGGTCAATATCGGGTTGGGGCAGATTCAGTTGATCACACCGTTTATACTTGACACGTCGCAACTTGACGACACAACCGTTGGACTACAATAGGAGAACTATGGCACTCAGACCTTCATTCGCTCCAGCCGATGTGCTGACCGCTGCAAATATGAACATCATTGCAAACAGCTTGATCGCTGTTGCAGCGCAAACAGGTACCGCATACACAATCGGCACTGCCGATGTTGGCAAACTTATTACTCTCAGCAATGTTGCTGCACAAACCATCACCATCCCAGCGAACTCTTCTGTGGCGTTTGCTATCGGTGACCAAGTGAACTTCATGAACCTATCTACTGGCACCGCA